GATCGGCCCGCCGACTTTATAGCCAACGAGAGTCAGGCCCGTGCGGGCTATTGATTTTTGGGTATTATCGCCCATTCTCTTTTATCCTGTATACGCAAACCACTTTTGTCCATAACGATCTCAGCGGATGCCTCCGGACTCGATCCCCGCTTACGGCGTGAATAACCACGTCGCCTTCCATCAAGATTCCCATATGGCAGGGCGTGCCGTTCTGGTCCTTCATTAGAACAACGTCGTCCTCTTGCCGCTGCTCGATCGGATATCTGTCCGCCCACTTTTCAAGCTCCCGGGTGAATGTCTCGACGTCCAGCTGCTCGCTGTTCGCCAGATTCCAGTCGCGGCTCAGCTGAAACGGCGGCCGGTAGCCGGGCGGCAGCGCCCCGAACTCTTTGGCGACGGCCGTGGCGAATCGCTCGCAGTCCACGCCCTTGCCTTTGACTTCACAGGCCCACCGATAGGGCGTGCCCATCCATTCCATTGCTATCTCGCTCATGGATCTCAACCGCCGTCCTCTCGAACTGGTATGTCCGGAAACCCGAAAAAATTAGCCTCGTTACTAAATCGGGCTTTGCATGTCGCGTATTCTCTTCGGCATTGTGGGTATAGTGCGTAGGTCTCACCGGCCGACGGCACTCCCGTCAGCTGCTTTAGTATCGTAAATTGTCCGCTCTGGCTGGCCACTACCATCCGGGTTTCGTCGTCCTCGTCTCCGCTCGTTACTTCCAGATATCCAAATTGAAAATAATTATCTGCCTCGGTCCTGGCCGAGTCCTGCAGAACGGTCGCCGTGCATCCGGCGTCGAATGTGCCGGTCACCGAATGATCGGCTTTTACCAGCCCGCACCATTGGTTGTATATCCGGTATTGGCAGCTCGCCTCATAATCGTATTTGGGAACCATCCGATTATAAATATTCAGGTCTGATTTGAATTTGATTTGCACGGTCGTGAAATTGAAAGTCACGTCCGCCGCCTTGCCCTTGAAAACCGACCGCCATTTCGTTGTGTCAGTCCGATTCACCCAGTAGACCTGTATGATCGCGTTTTTTAATGAGCCGGTTCTCAGGTCTGCCGGTGTTATGTAATCCGAATGCCTGGGCAGGATCACGTCCTTGTTTAATGCCTGCAGGCTGGTCATGCGCGGGACCGGCTGGCTGCGCATCGGTATCCGCGTGTAGGTCTGTCCGCCGAATGCAAAGCTCTTTTCCCACTCGTTGAAATAATACACCGTGCCGTCCGCGAGCGTGATTTTGATCAGCTCGATCAGCTTTAGCGGGGTCTCGGTCGGGTCGATGTCGGTCATACGTCTATCAGTTCCTCTTCCAGCTGCACGCCGTCGACATTGAAAATATTATAATCGTCCTCCGTGAACGGCAGGGTGTCCTCTGAAAAAAATACGCGGCGGTAAAATTCGCAGGTAACGGTCACCGCCCCGGCCGGTTCTTTTCCGGCCTTAAAGATAACGCGCCCGTCATCGACATATGTGAGGTCATAATCCACGCCCTCGGTCTTGGTTACTCCGCCGTCCTTTACGGTCAGCGTCCCGCTCTTGATATTCCACCTGCTGAATCCGTTCTCGGTAATCTGAAACGTGGTTTCACTGCCGTCCCCCGTGCCTATGTTCTCGTCTGTCAGTTCAAAGAATCGAGGATCCTTAAACAGAAAGGTGTCGACGCTTCCGTATCGGGCATCAAAAAAATCCATCAGGCTCGTGAAATCCGTGAGCGTCAGAACGTTGAAATTCATTCGATAAAACTTCTTGTCGTGGTCGCTATTCTGGAAAACTTTGCGCGTCCCGGCCTCGCTCCGGACTATGGTATTCCGGAACGCCGGGATCCGCTCAAGCGGGTATGCCCATGTCGCGCTCACCTCGTCATTAAAAACCAGATTGCTCATCCTCTATATCCCCTTACGCCATCGCGCCGGATGCCGCCCATTGCCCCGACCATCGCGTCCTGATTTCTTTGCAGAAAATCATAAAAACTCGTGGGGTCCATTGCGCTGATATAATTGTTTGTCGTCGGCCCCGCTGCTTTGCCGCCGCCGCCTTCGCGGATCATCTGGTACAGGTTCTGCTGATCCCGGCCGGTCAATACGATCTCGCCCTTGGTCAGCATCTTCGGCACCAGATCACGGCCCGCCCGGCCGCCGACCGGTCCGCCGAATGCCAGCCCTTCCATTTCTCCCGTCGCCGGATTAAACCCCATGTCGCCCGTTCCAGCTGCGGCCGCCGGGCCCGGTGCAAATGCGGCTATCAATTTCAATGATGCCTGCTGCGCGATTATCTGATTGATTGCCGAGCTAAAACTCCGGAACATATCCTCCAGCCTTACCAGCTCGCCCTCCATCACGTCAAAGAAAACCGTTTGAACCGTATCGGCCGCGGCCTTCCATATATCCATCATCACGCCGCCCGCTTTTTTGTATTCCTCAAGCATTTCCTGAAAGCGTTCCTTGATGGTCAGCACTTTTTCGGCGTTGAAATTCCAGCTGTCGTTTAGTTCTTGCATCGCGCTATTTGTATCGCCCAGCGTCGCGTTCAATCCCTTGACGTTTGTGTCGGTATCGGTCACCGTCTTGTCCGGTGCTTTTTCGCCGGGTTTTCCGTTAAATAAATCCGCGAACGAAAAATCGGCCTCTCCGCTCAATAGCTTTTTCAGGTTGTTTATCTGATCAAACTTTGCCTGTGCTGATGCCTGCAGTTTTTCTTGATATACCAGTTGGTTCTTGAGCGCCGCGACCTCTTCCTTCCGCAGCGAGATCGATTCGGCCTGCTCTCTTGCAATAATTTTCCTCAGTTCGGCCGCTCGCTCGGTCAGTCCCATTTTGTCAAGATAGTCCAGCTCGCTTTGATATGCGGGATCCACAGAGCTACCGACTCCGCCCTCGAGCTTTGCCCGGGTCGAGCTTATGTCCTGATTGATTTTAATCAATGCCTTATGCGTCCGGCTGGCCTCGTCCTCGACCGAGTCCGCCAGTCCCAGCGCAGCCAAGCCCTGGAAGAGCTTGCCCATCAACTGGAAAAGTTTCTGAAAAGCCATCGACATCGAACTCACCATATTCATAACCGTCTGAGCGATTGCCGGTAGGTTTGCAATTATTGTTCCGGCCGTGTCCGCCCAGCGCTGCACGTTATCAATCCAGTCGTCCAGCAATTCGTTGATTTTGCCGGTGGCTATCATCTCGTTGAATTTCTTTCGGAACGAAGCCACGACGTTGCCTATGATTTCCCCTATGCGCTTTATCCGGCTCACCACATCCTCGCTGCGCAAAAAGTCCCGGATGTCCTCGCCCACTTTTTTCACTTCCTCAAAGATTCCGGCGTTTGCGATTTCGAGTTTGATAATTGTCAAACTATCGGATATCATGGACTGGATCCCCGTCCAGGTTGTGGCCAGTTTTTTGCTCATGCCAGCGATTCCGAACTGGGGGTCTGTCAGCATTTTTGCCACGGCCGTCTGGAATTCCGGCAGGCTTAATTTTGTTATATCATCGATCTTCATCTTGGTCTGCATAATGCCCTTGAATATCGCGCCCGGGCCTCGCGTCAGAAAGTTTCCTTGCCTCCATGCGTGTCCCATCACTGTGGCCATCATGTCCATTGATACGCCCGCTGCGGCCGCCGCGTCCGCCACGCCTACGATCGCCTCCTCCACGTCCTCGCCCAGCACACCGAAGGCCTGAAGCCGTTTGGCGGAGCCCGCTATCTCGTCAATCGTAAACGGGATTTTCTTGGCAATATCCCATAGCTGACTGAATACCCGGTCGCCCGCTTCGGCGCTGCCCTTGAGCGTCTGGATCTGAATGCGCAGCTTCTCAAAGTTATCGGCCGTCTGGACCGCGCTCTTCGCCAGGTTCACGGTCATGTCGATCATTTTCTTTGTCGCGTATACGCCCGCGCCCAGCACTGCGGCCTCAAATGCAAAAACCGCCATCTCGCCTTTTTTGAAGATTTCCTTTAGCAGGTTGCCGCTTTTTTTTGCCCGCTTATTCATTGAGTCAAATGCCGCGCGGGTCTCGTCGATTGCCCGCAGGATTATCACCATTTGTTGTTCGTCAATTTTAACGCCCATTATCGGCCTCCCTTATCCTTCGCCATCTGCTCCATGACCTCGGCCCTAATTGCTGCCACGGTATTCATGCGCGACATCAGCCATTTTGGTTGATCGAATATTCCGCCGGGGAGCGGTAAAAATCCCCGCGAGTAATGCGAATAGATTTCCAGCAGCCACCACGTTTCTTCCGTGATGATCGAAATGGGGCAGCGGTATGATCGCTCTCCCGTTTTTTTGTCCGTGAAAACCGGTGCCGGTGCGTTCTCTATACATCCGCGCTTCTCCCGTGTAGCCCTTGCCTTTTTGATCTCGTATTCGGTATCGCTGCGAGGCTGGCATTGGGCACATGTCCAGCCTTTGGCGAGAAACGATACCGCTATTTCGAGTTTTTTGCCGTCTCCGGGGGGGTTGTAGAGCGCATGATCGCATCGGCCACAATTTCAACCGCCAAGAACATATTGACCCGGTTCCAGTAGTCCGCTCCGGGCCCGGACTTCAGTTCGCCGTTTTCGTCCTGGAAGTTTCGCACTTCGATTATATGGTCCTTCAGAAAATCTCTGATTACGCACATCGCCCTTTTGCCGTCAGGCCCGAGAATGGTTGCCGCCAGTTCCTTGCTCTGCGCCCCAGTGGTATTGCCTGCCGGTTGCATCAGCTGGAAAGCGGAAAAAACCGGCATATAAACATCTATGTCCAGCGGCTTCATATCAAATTCGGTCTGTTTGTCCCCCGTGTCGGCAGCGGAGATAAAAACGTATTTTGTAAGCGACATCATTTTCACGGCCATTGTTTTTCCTTCCTAAAAATGCGGGGGGGTTTCTCTCTTTAAACCCA